AGTTATTGCGTATCTTGTTTATATCTTCTATACGCCTGCCTGATCCTTTACCCATTAAACTAGATCTCCAATTGTTTGCTCGTAAAAAATACTTTCCGCTATATGTTCAAGTATTGCATCTCGGTCATCGTCTGGGTGCAAGCCGTAAGTTATAACCATATCTGTTATTTGCTTTTCTAATAGGCCTTTTCTATCTTGCTCTAATACATAGCTTTGTATGTTTTCTAGTTCTTGCTCGTTATGTTGCTCGGTGTAGTGATTGCTCATATTGGTTGCCTAAATAAATGAAACAATGCTTTTAGCTTTTCATCGGTTAGATGTCGTAAATGTTTTGGTATGTCCTCTCGCTTCATGTGAGCCTCACTGTGCCATTGGGAGAAACTGTGCCTAGCCTTTCCCCTGTTATTGTTAATAAAAGCCATACGCCTTCTCTGTCTTGTTTGGACGTATCTTTATTTGGATATATGATCTCGCCAGTGTGTCCTAGGTTATCTCTTAAATGACAAGCATATTGATATTCAGCCATGCCGAAAGTTATTGGTTTATATCGTTTCATTATTTCCCCCTTTGTGTTGGTTTACCATTTGGAAAGGTAAGCGCTTCGCTAAACGCTTGCCAATCCTCGGCTGTCATTATTTGTTCTACTTTGTGAATAGGCGTATTATCTTTTAGTCCGTACTTCTTGCGAAGTTGTCCGATAATGCTTTTGTGTATTTTGGTTTTAATGGTCATGTTTACTTCTCCAAAGTATGTAAGATTTAATTACCTTACAATACTCATTATACATATATATACCCAATATACAACATAATATAGTTAAAAATGTGCAATTAATTACCTAAAATGTGCAAAATACCCTAAAATAAAGCATGGAAAAGGGAAAACCAGGCAGAAAAAGAAAGCTCGCCCAACTAACCGAGGATGAGTACAAACAAATATCGCAATGGTCTGGCGATGGCTTAAATGAAAGTCAAATCGCTACTTTGCTCAATGTAAACATCTCAACAATTACTAGAGAAAAGAAAAGAAACGAGCAATTTGCAGAGGCTATAAAAAAGGGAAAGTACAAAGCAGTTCAACTGGTAGCAAACAAAGTATTTCAAAATGCAATGGATGGCAAAGAAACAAGCGCGATATTTTTCCTAAAGAATCGCGACCCAGATAATTGGGCGGATCGCCAGGAAATTAATTACAACCTAGATCTTAAAAATGTTCTCACTGACGCACGCGCGCGCATAATCGATCACGCGCCAACACGCCTGCCCAAGCGCGCGCAAGCGCTGAGCAAAAATGCACAAGCGAGCGAAGGCGAGGGCGCGAATGAATAATATAGGGTGGGGCGGATGCGAGCAGTAGTTTTTACACTCCCTTTTTAACTAATGCAATTACTCTCTCAAGATATCGCATTTGACCCCCCCTTTCGTTGCGTGGCGGTGGTGATATATGTATAACTACTCAACTAAAATTTTTTAATTTTTTTTAATATGAAATATAGAGGAAGCGTAAGCACCCCAAAAGAACGAAAAAAAACACCTAATGATGTGGTAATGACAAATCCAAATACTGCAAAATGGATTGTTGATTATTTTGCACCAAGAGGAAAATTACTTGAGCCATGCAAAGGCAATGATGCTTTTTATAATTCTTTAAAAAATTATGGAGATACAGATTGGTGTGAAATATTACAGGGCAAAGATTTTTTTAATTATACAAAAAAAGTAGATTGGATAATAACAAATCCGCCATATAGTATTTTTGATAATTTTTTAATTAAGTCTTTTGAGTGTTCAAAAAATGTAGTTTTCTTTTGTCCTTTAAATAAAATTTTTAAAGGTAAAAAATTAGATATGAAAATTTGCGAATATGGTGGAATAAAAGAAATTATACACATGGGTGGTGGTAATCAACATGGTTTTCCATTTGGCTTTTCAACAGGTTGTATTCATTATCAAAAGAACTACAAAGGCGATATAAAAATAACAAGGAATTATTGATGAAATACGGCGTAAAACTAGAAAAAGAACTCATGACCGAACTATGGTCAGGACCAATCAAAGACAACCCAGTAAACTTTGTTAAGTATGTATTCCCATGGGGACAGAAAGACACCCCCCTTGAAGATTTTAAAGGACCAAGAAAGTGGCAGGAAAAAATTTTACGAGAAATGGCAATACACATTGAGCGAAACAATGTATTAGACCTACCAGAGATGTTTAGACTAGCTGTAGCATCAGGTCGTGGTATTGGTAAGTCCGCACTTGTCGCATGGATCATAATATGGATGTTATCTACTAGACTTGGTTCTACCATAATCGTAACCGCTAACACCGAGCAACAGCTTAGATCAAGAACATGGGCAGAGTTAGGTAAGTGGCTAACACTATCTATTAACTCTCATTGGTTTACCAAGACAGCTACCACGATTAAACCAGCACAATGGTTTGAAGATGCGCTAATAAACGACCTAAAGATTGATACTGGTTATTATTACGCGCAGGCACAGTTATGGAGCGAGGAAAACCCAGATGCGTTTGCAGGCATCCATTCATCTTATGGCGTATGCTTGATAATGGATGAAGCATCAGGTATTCCTTCTCCTATTTACTCCGTCAGCGAGGGATTCTTTTCCGAACCCACGCGCGATAGGTATTGGTTTACTTTCTCCAACCCACGCCGAAACACAGGGCCATTCTACGACAGCTTTAACTCTAAGCAATCATTCTGGAAGAACGAGCAGATTGACTCGCGCACGGTAGAAGGCACAGACCAAAAGCTCTTTCAAACGATGATTGAACAGTATGGCGAGGATTCCACAGTCGCGCGCGTGGAGGTGATGGGCGAGTTTCCATCCGCAGACGATGATACTGTCATACCAATGGGCTTGGTCAAAGCAGCGGTCGATAGGGATGTCTCTCTTGCAGCTAACGCACCTATTATATGGGGATTGGATGTCGCTAGGTTTGGCGGAGATAACTCTGCGCTATGTGTGAGGCAAGGAAACCATGTAATGAGTATTAAGTCGTTTAAGTCTATGGATCTGATGCAATTATGTGGCGTAATTAAGAATATGTATGACGAATCTACTGCGATAGAAAGACCGCAGGAAATATTAATCGATGTCATTGGTTTGGGCGCAGGCGTAGTGGATAGACTTGCCGAACAGAATTTACCTGTGCGCGGAGTCAATGTCGCGGAGGCGCCAGCGAGCAAGAAAAATTATTTAAACCTGCGCGCTGAATTATGGTTTGCGATTAAAGACTGGTTGGTGCAAAGAGATTGCAGGATTCCGCACGATGATGAGTTGGTCGCAGAACTAGCATCGCCTTTGTATAAATATACGTCTACAGGTAAAATCAAGATTGAGAGCAAAGACGAAATGCGTAAGCGTGGAATTAAGTCTCCAGACAAGGCGGATGCGCTCGCGCTGACGATGGCATCCTCTGCTGCAAGTTTTGGTGGAAGCACTAGCTTTTTAGGTTATAATTTCAGACAACCGCTCAAATCTAAAATAATTAGAATAGGATAAAGTATGGCAAAGAAGTACAACGAAGAAGAAATTAAAGCAGTCGTTCAAGAAGAAACAGATATGATTGATCTTGTAGGCGTGATTAAGTCCGAGATGGATGATGCTAAAGATTTCATACACCAAGTAGGCGCAGAAAGAGCTGAATCAACAGAATATTACCTTGGTACAGAGCCAGAAGGTACTAGCTCTATGCAGTCAGAGTTTGTTTCTACAGATGTACGAGAAAGTGTTTTGTTTATGTTGCCATCTATTATGCGTACTTTTTTTGGTACTAAGAAGATTGTAGAGTTTGTACCTAAAGGACCAGAAGATATAGAGGTTGCACAACAACAAACAGATTATATTAACTATGTCATACAACAAAAGAATCCTGGTTTCCAAGTTTTGTATGACGTTTTTAAAGATGCGTTAGTCAGAAAGACTGGTTTTGTAAAAGTCTTTTGGGATGACAGCGTAACTGCAACAACCCACGAATTTACCAACATAGACCCACAATCTTACCAAGCATTAATCATGGATAAGAACGTAGAGGTTATAGAAGAGTCAGTCACCCAAGAAACAATCATAACTATAGACCCTATGACTGGCGAAGAAGTTACCCAAGAAATACCAGCAAGTTATGACCTAACAATTAGAAGATTAAAACCAAAAGACCAGGTATGTATTGAATCAGTACCGCCAGAAGAAGTGCTTATATCAAGACACGCGCGCGATATAGAGACAGCTTCTTACGTTGCACACCGCATGATTAAGTCAGTCTCCGACCTAGTAGCTATGGGCTACGACCAAGAAGAGATGGAACAGTATGCAGGTTATGGCGGCAGCGCACTTGACCCAGAAAGCTACGAAGAACAAGAGGCAAGAAACCCATTTGACAACATGGTATACCCAGATAGAAACGATGCTGGTGGTAAAGATGTTTTATATGTAGAGCATTATTTATACTATGACTATGACGATGATGGTATTGATGAGCGAATCAAAGTTTGCACAGCAGGTAATGGCTTAGAGGTACTCAATGTAGAACCATTAGACGAACTACCTATATGTATGTTCTGTCCTGACCCAGAACCACACACAGCAATAGGATCTTGTCCTGCTGATTACTTAAAACCAATCCAAGCGGCTAAATCACAAATTATGCGTGATACTTTGGATTCACTAGGACATTCAATCTTCCCAAGAATGGGAGTTGTTGAGGGTCAAGTAAACATAGACGATGTACTTAATACAGATATTGGTCAGCCAATTAGAATGAGAGCGCCAGGAATGGTACAACCATTTGCTGTACCTTTTGTTGGTAAAGAAGCTTTCCCAGT